TTGTATTCCTTTTTTCTTTTTTAAACTACAATTATAAAATGAGTTGCCTCTATCAACGTTGTGGTGGTAAGGACTTCCACATTTACCACAAATTAATTTACCTGCAAACAAACTGGTACCTGTATTTTTGCCTAAATTATATTCATTAACTCTACTTTCTCTAATTTTTTGACATTTTTCCCATAATTCTTCTGAAATGATTGGTGGTACTTTATTTTTATGAATTATCCAATTTTCTTTTGGCAATAATCTCGGATAAGATTTATCCACAAAAATGGTGCCTGTAGTATATCTATTTCTTATTACATGTCCTGCATAAATAGGATTTGTTAGCATTTTTTTAATTGTTCCCAAAGAAAAGTTTTTTCCTTCTCTGGTTTTATATCCTTTTTCTTCTAATAATTGAGCAATTCGCCTAATTCCAAAACCTTCCGCATATTTTTCAAAAATGAATTTAATTACTTCTGCTTCTTCGGGTATAACTTCCAATGTAAATTTATCAATCCTTTTATATCCATACATTTTTGAACTTGTCATAATTACACCTTTTATCGCGCCTTCCATGTGCCCAAACTTTACTTTCCTACTTTTATCTCTTGCCTCGTTTTCATCAAACACCATTAACATTTCGATAAATACAAAATCCGCTTCATTTTGCGTGCTTTTACCTATATCCAAAAAATTAACATATACTCCTTTTTGTCTTAATTTTCTTAATAATTCAACAACATTTATATTTCTCGCAAATCTGGAGGTATTTTTTACAAGAATTATGTCAAATTTTGGCTTTCTATCACTCACAATATATACATGTTCGCCTTTATGCTCTTTAATATCTATTCCTGCGTCATAAATCATTCTTAAAAATTCTTTTCTTTTATTTACAGTTGTTCCTGTTAATCCCTTATCAGCATAGATTTCCACTAATTCCCACTCTGGATTTTTAGCGATTTCTCTCTCAAAATAAGTTTTTTGATTTTCAAAAGAATTTTCTTGGTCTTTTGTATTGGTACTCACCCTTGCGTATGCAACCACTCTTAATTTATTACTCATTTTTATCACCTTGATTATGTATATTTGCTTATATTATACCACAAAAAGCGATAAATTAAAATAATAATTATTTAAGAAAAAACTTGAATAAAAAACCTGCCAAAGCAGGTTTCTATTTCCACATTAAAATTAATACTGATATTACCAGTGATGCTATCATTACCCAAGTGCTGTTGACAAAGGTATTAATTTTATTGATTAATTTTTCTATAGTGCTGCTTGAATACAATACAGCGTTATTTATTTTCGTTGTGTTTTTAGCAATTTCTTTTATTGCCTCTCTAAGTTCTTTCATTTCCTGTCTCATTTCCTCAATTTCATCTTTTAATTCCTGCACATTTCCTTTTATTTTTTCTATTTCATCATCATGGTTTAAAACTTTCTCGTAAATATCAATCATGTTTACCACTCCTTTATAAGGAAATGCCTTTCTTCTTTAACCCATTTATAAATTCTTCTATCAATGTTTCTGCGCCTTTCTTATCACCTGTTACTTTCTCAACATTGAAGTAGAAGTTATAATGGTTATTATGTGTTGTATTATTGGTTATTGCTCCAGCATTGGCAAAGGCAGGATTTAAAGCAGGATTAATTGTAATTGCCATATCAGCACTTAAACCTTTAATTGCGTTTATTAATTTAAATTTGCTTCTTTCTATACCTTCAGATAGCCCACTTATAAAATCTGGCATCCATTCCTCATATTCCCTTAATGGGCCTATATCTGGCCTGCTAAAATGTAAATAACTTCTTATTGTATTAGCCACATTATTTACTGCTTTTCTGACTCTACCTATCATGCTTTTAATCCCTCTAACAAGGCCCTCAATCATATCTACGCCCCAACTGTACATCCTTGAGGGCAATTCCCTAATATACGATATAGCACTTTTTATTCCATTCACAATGGCACTTCTTACACTACCCATTGTACTTGATACGCCATTACGCATAGATGTAAACATATTTACCGCTATGTTATAGAGTGTAGAAGGTAAATTGCTTAACCATCCAATTATGGCATTCCATACATTTATAATGTCCTGTCTGATTGTATTCCAAGCATTTAGGAGGAAATTCTTTATGGTGTTCATAGCGTTTGTTATATGTTGTTTCATCAACTCAAATTGTGCTTGTACATATCCAATTATTACCTGCAATACTCCATAAAATATTTGTTTTATGGCATCCCAAATTTTAGCGAAATTATCCTTAATATTGCTCCAAATATGCGATATATCGCTTTTCAATTGAGTAAAATTGCCTGTTACGATGTCTAAAATGATTAATATTGCTCCTAATACGATATTTTTGATTAAATCCCATACAGCACTGAAATATTTTTTTATTCCATTAAATACCATTTCAGTACCTGATTTAATATTATTCCAAATTGTTAGAATATTGTTTACAAAAGGTGATAAAATAGTTATTATGGTTTTTGTAATACCTTGCCATATATTTGTTGCTGTTGTTGATATACTTTGCCAAATATTCTCTAATGCTGTCTTCATATTTTCAAAATGCGTTTTCACACTTTCCCCTACCTGTTGTGCTGCTGCTTTTACTTGGTCCCAATGGGTAATAATAAGAATTACACCTGCTACAATACCAGCAACTGCTAATGTCCAAGGATTGGCTAAAGCGAATTGAATAGCAGTTCCTACGCCTGAAATTGCGGTTTTAAGCAAATTAAAAGCAGGTGCTAATTTCCCTACTACACCCACTAAACCGCCTAAATCGCCAATAAATTTTGCTATATTCCCTACTGTTTTTGCTACACCACTACCCACTTCTATAAATTTACTAAATATTGATAAAACAGGTCCCAATGCTGCTGCTATGCCTGCAAAAATGAGGATATTTTTCTGTGCTACAGGTGATAAATTAGCAAATTTATCTATTACATTCTTCAATTTGTCTGCGAATTGTTCAATTATTGGCATCATTTTATTAACTGCATCAAAAACACTGTTCGCAAGCGGCTCTAATGCAACAGTTAATTGATTCTTTAATTTTTGTAACTTCTCTGGGAAATCGGCTGTTTCTTCTGCTGCTTTATTGATTGTTTCTGGAGATTTTCTCAAGGTATCTAAAAATTCCTCAAAACTCAATTTTCCTTCTCTGGCTGCTTTTGCAATTGCTACACCTGTTTTGGTTCCAAAGTTTTCTATTGCTATTTGTGTTGCCACCATATCATTTGGTGCTTTTCTTATCTGCTCGAATAGTTTCGCTATTGCTTCATTTGCGTCCTTTATTCCTGATTTAGCCATGTTTGCAATGCTTTTATTTAAACCTGTTAAAACTTGTTCTACGTTTACGCCTGCTTTACTTAACTGGCCAATTAATGCTGCTGCACTTTCAAAATTTAGGCCCATACTCTTCAAAGCAGGTGCGGAATTCTGGAGTGTGCTTAATAGATTGTCTATACTAATTCCTGTTGATTGGCTAACCTTAAATACAAAATCCAATGATTTTCCATAATCTTTAGCATTTATGTTAAATGCTTCAAATGCGTGTGATACCTGCTCAATAGTAGTGCTTAAGTCGGTTTTCATTATTTGCGATAAAAGTATTATTTGCTTAGACAGTTCCTGTAATGGCTTTCCAGTTAATCCTAATCTTGTATTTAAATCTGCTATTGCAGTACTTGCTTCATCCATCGTTGCAGGTATACTGCTATATACTGCCTTAAAGTCATCTTTTAGTACTTCTAATGCTTTTCCTGTTGCTCCTGTACCGATTCGAATTTTATCGCTTGCCTTATCAAATTCGCTGCCTAATTTTAACAATCCACCTACTGCCCCAGCAATTGGGAGTGTAACAAATTCTGTTAGATTTTTCCCTACTTTTCCAAATGATTCACCTATTTTTTTGGTTTTTTCCGCTATTTCGTCCATTTGTTTTCCAAAATTTAGCCAACTATTACTTTGTTTTTTAATGGCCTCGTCTACATTTTTCAATTCATTTTCCATTTTTGCCAATTCTGCTTTAGCATTGTTAAGTTTTATGGCTAATTCCTGTGTTGCTTTAGCGTCTGCCCCTTTTTCTTCTACGCTCTTCTGATATGCCATTGCCAAAGCATCTACTTTTTGCTTTTGTAGTTCAATCTGCTGTGTCAATGAGTCATATTTGACTTTTAAAGCGTCCAATCCTTTTGCGTTATTACCAAACTGCGCCAATTGCGCCTTTAAATCGGATTGTAACACCTTCAACTGTCTTGATATAGTCGTTATCCCCTGCTGAAAGCCACTACTATCCATGCCTATTTTTACCTGCAATGTACCTAACTCTTCCGCCATTTTTTCACCACCTTTTCTAAAATGAGTGGTAGTCGTTTTTGACCACTACTCACTAAAGCCCTATTACTTTATCAATGCTTGTGTATTTCTTCTTTTCTTCTTTGTTTGCCCTGTAAATCATTATGTCCAAATACCAAAAGAAGTCCATTTCATCTATATCGTTTAATGTCCATCCCTGCTCAAGGAGTGATAAGTATATTTCTTTCATGAAATCAAGTGGAGACACTCTTTCAGTGCCTCCATCTTTCACTTTTTTTCTGGCATTTGCTCCATTTTATCAGCAAAAGTACCCATTAAAGTATTGATACATTTATTAAGAGTAGGTACCAATTCCTGAGCATCTAAATTTTCATAAACATCATCGACAGTAAATTTATTACCGAATAATTCCACTATAAACTCAACTAACTTATCTAAATCATTAACTGTCAATTTGTCAAAATTTATTTCCTCTGTTAACTGAATTGCCTTTCTAATCATTTTCGCTTTAACTGTACCTAATTTGTAGGTATTCTTTCCTAATTTTAACTCCATAATTCTACCTCCATTTCAAATTTTTTATAAACAAAAAAGGCACTCAAAAGAGTGCCCTAAATTATACTGTAGTAGGTACTGCTACAGCAGTAAACCAGTTATCTCCGCCTGTATATCCTGCGTCCTCATCGGCTACATATTTCCATTTCTTATCCGATAATCTCGCAAAGAATGTGCCCTTTATAGAAGGTGTTGCAAAATCGACTTTGTCGCTTAACGTCTTATATTCTTCACTAACTTCTTCAAATCTTCCCTTTAAAAGCCATATATATCTATATTTTCCATTCTCTTTCTTGGCTTTAAAACCTATCGCAACATAAGGCGCTATATCCTGTGCGCTGCTTTCTACTACACCTTTAGTGCTGTCATAAGTGTGTCCCAAAAGGTCTGCATATACCTCAATTGGCAAATCGCTTATTTGGAATTCCACTTCTATTTCGGACATTATGGACATATTCGCTACTGCCATATTATTGGCGTAAAGCATATTGCTATTTACTTTTGGTGATATTTTAGCGTCAATAACTGGCGCAATCTCCTTCACTACGTCATAGGTTGTTCCTGTTGCATCATCTTTTGTTATTTTTGCATAAACCAAATGTTCTAATCCCACCAATGCACTATTTACAATTGTTGCCATTTAAATCATCCTCCTTTAGAATTCTTTTACGAATCTTATCGCTTTATGGTAAATTTGGGTATCATTTTCATACAAATCAGCGCTTGAAGTACGCCTATACCCTGCTTGTGTCATACTTTTCATAACCTCATTGACTATTGCGTTATAATTTTCTTTGCTCCATACGTCAATTTGAATATAATAACCTGTTTTTAATTCTTTGTTATCTGCCCATAATTCGCCCAATTCATTGTAAACAAAAAACGTTATAGCAGGATATTGTCCACTTTTATTTGTTTGGAAATATATTCTATTACCAACTAAATTAACTAAAGTAGTATTCGCTTGAAGGGTATTCATTATATCGCTGTAAATACTCATTCTAATCCCTTCCTTAATGTCTCAATCATTGTTTGCTGTATTTTTTCCACATTTTCCTCATATGCTGGCTGCATGAAAGGCCTGGCTTTCATTTTTGTAGTGCCAAACTCCACAAATTTAGCGTAATAGAAGTCCTTTTCTACGCCAACTTTGATATATTTTACGCCATTTACTGTGCTTATTTTTGAGATAACAATATGATCTCTCATATGTTCCTTTTTTGTTTTGCTTACAGGTGCTTTTTGCTTAGCGTTTTCTTGCACAATTTGCGCTGCGTTTTTCAGCGCTTCATTCTCAAGTTTAGAGATGTTCTCACTTTTCTTTTTTAGTTCATCTAATATATCTTGAAGTCCTGTAATTTCTACATCTTTAGCCATTCACAACCGCCTCACAAATTAAATCAATATATCTATGTTCCTCATTCCAATCGATTATGGATTTAATCCTGTAAATTTGGTTATTATACTTAACCTGCATATCATTAGTTATGCCTTTTCTGTATCTAATTGTAAATTTTACATCCTTTTCCGCCTGTATTGCTGCTGCCTGATAAAATTCTCTACCCTGCGTTGGTGTTACTTTAGCCCATGTGTCGGCAAATACAACGTAATCTTCTTTTGTAAATCCTTCTTCATCTGTTATTGTTTGTTTTGATAAAATCTGTATTTTATGCTTTAAGTCGCCTGCGTTCATTTTTAGCTCACCGCCTAATATTTAAGTTGAAAGAGTATGGATTGTATTATATCCCTTACTTTTTCGCTTGTCTTGTCTGTTGTGAGTGCTCTATTCTCATACCAATCGCTAACAAGCACTAAAACAAGCAACTGTGCTAATTGTACTTGTTTTATATTTGTCTCATCGATGACTACGCCTGCGTTCTCCATATATGTTATCGCATTATTGATAAACATCTGGATTAGGTCATCTTCATCTGTGTAGCCATCGTCAATACGCAAATATTTTTTAACTAAATTTAAATCAACTATCATATTCTTACCCTCCCAAATTTAAGTTAAAATGGGAGGATAAGAAATCCTCCCAAATTATTTTTATAATTCAATGTAGAAGTTTGCTCTGTTATCTGCTGCTACAACGTCAAATCTTTCAATGACTCTTATCAATGTTTGATTCATGGTAAATCCTGCCTCTTGTGATGTTGCTACTTCAATCTGCTGACGATCAAAGAATTTAACAAGTGCATACAGATTTACAATATAGAAAGGTATCTTACCATCTGTAACAGGTGTAACCACTGTATCGTCTAGTGCAACTACTTCATAGCCCTTAAAGGTTGCAGCGCCCTGCAGTGCAAGGTTAGTATTCAATAATGGTCTTCCTTGATTATCTGTGAGGTTATCGAGATAATCGTATCCATCTAAATTGGTTAATATAATAGTTCTTGGTTTTAAAGCAGGTACAATATTGTTTAATATTTTAATTATTCCCTTATAATCCGTTACTGTCTTAGTTACTGCATTTGCCTTAACAAGGTTAACAATTTGCTCATTATGTGTATTTACGCTTGACTCTGCAAAGTCGGGTGCTATGATATCATTAAATACATTGAGTGGAGAATCTGCTAATAAACTATTGTCAATTGGTATTATCTTTCCATAATCTTCAACTGCGAATTCAATAGGTAATGTATTTATCATCTCCTGTACAAGTGCAGTATCTACGCCTATTTTAGCCAATTTCTTTGTTACGCTACCCTGTGATAATGGCATTTTACCACTATTAGTGGTTACTGGAATAACATGACAATATTTCTTTAAATCTGGATAACCATTTGTCAAAACTTGCACTTGATTTACAAAAGATTGTGGTAACAATGCACCTGAATTAGTTACATTTATAGATGCTCTCTCTTCTGCTGTAAGTTCTTGTCTCAATAGATATTTCGCAATAGCTCTGTACTCATCTACTTTTACATCTTTCTTTTCCATTTGGACATAGCCCCTTTCATTTATATTTTCTTTTTCTTTTGCCTCAAGTTCTTCTTGAAGTTTTATTTTTGCTTCAAGTTTTCTTACTTCTTCCATTTTTGCATTTGCTTCTTCTACTTTGTCGCCTTGAAGTAGTTCTCTTACCTCATTTTTCATATTTTCTAATTCTTGTCTCATTTCTACAGATTTTAACATAGCATCATCCTCCTATTTTTTGTTGTAATATATAAAAAATTCCCACTACTTTTGTAGTGAGAATTGATTACATTAAATCTAATTCAATTTGTAATTTCTTTTTCAGGCGTTCTCTTGCTTTTCTTTGCTCTGCTTCTGCTCTTAAGTCCTGTGCTTTTCTTTGTGCCACAACTGCTTCAGTTTGGGAATAAGCAGGAAATGTAACTATAGACACATCGTACAGTTTAGCAATATCAAGGATAGTCCTTGTTATTTCCCCTGTTTCTTCATCTATTTGCCAATTATCTCCATCATCAGTAACAACAAAGGCAAATGAGCATTGAGTTATATTGCCTGCTTCCATATTTGCGATTAAATCTCTTGCGTAACTTGTATTTGAAGGTGTTACCTCAAAGTAAAGTCCTATATCGTCTACCTTTAATTTAAGTGTTCCGCTTGTAGTTCTGCCTAAAACAAGGTTCGGGTCATGATTTATTAGTGCTACAACGTCGGTCATATCAGTATTGTCAAGTGCGTGCTTGTCTATAGTTTCAATAAAGCCCAAATCATTGCTTGGCTGATTGAATTTTAAGGCATATCCCACTATTTTCTTTGTGTTTACTCCTTCATTGTCTTGTACTGCTCTTACTTCTGCATTGAGTTGGATTGTTCTTATTTCTTTATTGCTCATTGGTGCGCTTCTCTTTAATGAAGGTGGCTCAAGGCCTGCGTCTTTTAAATGTTTGGCTAAGTGATTGTATACGCCTTGAATGTCATGATCGGGAATATTAGCGCCATTCATTGCTCCATTCAAAAAACCAATACCGCTTTGACATGCCTTTATATTCGCTGCGCCTGCATTACCTTTCTCGTCTACCATGTGGTGGATAAATTTCCATGCGCTTTTGGCATCTGGATAACCATCTTTATCTTCGTCTGGCGCTGTCTCGTCATACCATGCAAATGCTTTGAGGAAATTTTTTATGTCATTGCTTTTTAAATTTGCTCTCATTGCATTAGCATCCCATGGTTCATTTGCTACATCGGTTTTCTTGTAAGGTACAACTGCCATGCTAATTTCCTCCCTTCAATCTGAATTGTTTTGCTGCTGTGTGTTAAAATCTTTAGTCCTGTATGCCATACCCACTTGTTCAAGTGGCTGCATGTTGCCATTAACAATTAAAACATCGCCTTCGGGTCTGGAGGGTAATTCCTCTTTTGCTCTTACCTCATTTGGCGTCATAAAGCCATTTTGAATGGCTATAGAATACGCTCTATATCTTGTTTCTATATCGCTCCTCAATATTGCGTCTACATTGAATTTAAAATATAATCCTGATTGAATTTCCCTCTGGGTGAGTAGTTTATATGTCAATTCCTGCTCATACATTGTCAGAATTGGCAATAGTGTATCCCTATAAAACTGTTCTTCCTGTTGCGCTACATTGTTGTAGGTCGCTTTATCTAACTGATTCACCATGTGCAAAGGAATCCCAAATGCAGCAGTAATCTGTTGAATAGTTAGTTTATTCAATTCCCAAAACTGTGCATCCGCCATTGATGTTGCAATTGTTTGAAATGAAAATCCCATTGGTACAGGCAGTATTCTACCTGCGTTTTGTATGCCATTCGCCATTTGTTCGAATTTCTGTTGTACTATTTTTATTTTGTCGTCGCTTAAATCACCTGTAAATTGTAATAATCCTCTTGAAAATAACCCATTCTTAAAATAATTATTCAAATATTTCTGTGCACTTTGTGCATTGTCAACGATAGTTGATAAGTAATCTTTTATACTCATTCCCACTATTCCATTTCTTGTTAGTCCTTTGAAATGCAACACTTCATCCTCTGTTAATTTGTATTGCTGTCCTGTATTGTCTGTATAAACGTAATAAATAGCGTTCTGATTGCCTATTATACCCGCATTGTCAACCCAAATGGTAACCTTGGACATATCTAAAGGATATAGTCCTTTTATTTTGCCTGCTTGTGTGTCTATATATACTATTTCATGTCCCCATTCCAAGCGATTGAATTCCACTGTTTTCCAGAAATCGCTGGCTGACATATAAGGATTAGGTCGCAATTTTAGAAGTGGATATAGATAGTGATTGGTTACCTTTTTAATGCCATTGTCTGTTTCTTTATATAACTTCAAGGGTAATTTCGCTACCGTATCGGTCATTATTCTCATACAAGCGAAATAAGTCGCTTCTCTAAGTTTGTCGGGACTTATTGTTGCTGTGTCTGTTATGCCTAAAAATTGCTGTATCAACGGGTCGGATAAGGTGTAATCTCTATTTTCTATACTGCGTCGGAATATTCCCACTATATTTCACCTCCTTTGCTCTATCATCTGGGAGGATATTTAACAAAATGTATTCCCAAACCAAAGAGTACAACTCCCAAAACATATAAGCCAATGATTTTATGTATTAAAAATGTGGCTAAAACAATTAAAAATAGTCCACTAAATATCAAAATATCTTCTATATGTTCCAGTATCTTTTTCATTGTTCCTTCCTCCTGTTTTTGTGCTGTTAAGCACTATATCCATCCCCATTTCTTGAGGTTATCCTCTGTTATAAGGTCATTGATTGTTACTTTGCCCTTGTCAAGCATCGCTAATTTATGTGCATCTATAATGGCATCTATAGGGTCTATTCGCTTGTTTCGATAGTTTTTATCAATTTTACATTCACCGAATGAGTTATAAACCAATTTCGCATTCGCTACGCTCCAAGTGAGTAAACTATTTTTGCGATTATAGATAATGTTACCCGCTTCTACTTCAAGTTTAAAGTCAATCGTTGCTTCGTTTAATGATTTTGCGCTCTGTACAATCTCCACTGTATCAACACCAAATGTTTCTAAATCATTTAAGAAAGCACTGGCATTATGAGGATCATAGGCAATTGCTTTTATTTTGAGGTTATATTTTGAGATTAGATCTTTCAGATATGCAATAATATATTGATAATCTGTCTTAACTCCTCCTAATGTTTCGGTTACTGTCAGTAAACCTTCTTTAAGCCAAATGTCATAAGGTGCCTTATCAGTGCGAATATGCTCTTCTAAGCGCCTTGCAGGTATAAAACTATGCGAATGAATAAAATATTTCCTCTGCCCATTTATTGTTAGTGGAAATTCTAATGCAATGGAGGTTAAGTCGCCTCCACTTGAAAGGTCTAAACCTACATAACATTCTTTACCCACCATGTCTTCAAGCGTCATATCGCTTGCACATGCTTTCCATTTTTCCAAATCGATATATTCATTATTTTTGAATTCCACCCACATATTGAGAGTTTTTGTCATAAAGTTTTTTAATTCTTCTCCACCCATTTCTTTGGCTACGCTTGCTTTAGTTTTTATGTTTTCTATGCCTTCTTGAGTGCTGCATACCAAAGGATTTGCCTTTATCCAGTTCCTTTCATCCCATATATCGTCATCTTTATCAAGTTGCGCTATATAGACAAATTGCCTATCATTTTCGAATATGCCTTCCAATAAATTTACACAATAATCATACAATTCTTTACAAGGTGAATTTAAATTAAACCCTGCTGTTGTTATTACGCTTGTTAATGCCTGTGGTAATTTAACTGTACTATCTTCCAATAATTTGTACATTTGGTTATCTTTATGATTGTGAAATTCATCAATTACATTTGTATAACCTCTTAGCCCATCAATTGTCTTTGTATCTCTCCCTAAAGCCATAATCACCGAATGAGTTGGTAATACCTCAATTGTGTTTTCGTATAACTTTAACCTATAAAATTGTTGTAAATCCTTATCAGCGTTAATAAATTTTACTATTTCATTTAAAACAACTTTTGCTTGCAATGACTTTGTCGCTCCAATATAATTTTGCGAATATTGATAACCGTCAAATGTTGACGTATATAACATTATTATAGCGTTTAATATACTTTTCCCATTCTGCCTACCCATCTGGATGTAGGAATTCCTAAACCTTCTATACCCTGTATCCCTATGTACCCATCCGAATAAACTGCCCAAAATAAACTCCTGAAATGGGTATAATTTTAATGGTTTTGTCTCCATTCCTTCCGCTATTTTGAGTTTTTCGGCAAATTTAAATACTCTTTCTGCCTTTTCAATAGAAAAAACATAAGGAAATTCGTCTGTCCCCTGCCTTTCCAAGTCGTTGAGGTGTCTTTTACAAGCCAATTTGACATATTTTCCTGCGATTATTTCGCCATTTAATACCTTTATTGCGTATTCCATGACTCTGTCTTGCATTTAAGACACCTCCTCCCATGTGTTTTGTGGTAAATTTTGGCTTTTTCAAGGTAAAATTAGTAAGTTTATTCCAAAAATTCAGCAAATTTGTTCTTTGGCTTTTCTTCTTTTGGCTTTTGGACTACAATTTTTGTCCTGTCTGTGATTGATAGGCCCAATTTCGATGCTCCTGATTGGCATTGTTTAAATAATTTGTCCTGTGCGTTGATGAGTTTGAAGTATTTTTCTGTGCCAACTGGCTCTTTTTTAAGTTCTTTTGACACTTCCTCATAATTTTTTTGCGCAATCACATATCTTGCCAACGTTTCTGTGTCAATACTTGAGAAAATTCCTATTTCAACCAGTTGATTGGCTAAATTGATAAAGCGTTCTTTCAGTTCTTCGGGTAAAAATTCTGGAATTTCGATGTTTTCGGGTACTGGTGCATTAACTTGCTGCGATTTTCGCTCCTCAATTTCGGCTTTTGTGAGGTGTTTTCGCAAAGTTTCCACATTTCGCCTTGTTTTCATTAATGATACCCCCTAAAAAAGCAAAAAATGAGGCATTTTTAACCTCATTTTTGAGTAATTTTCCAGTTTGAGCCAGCCCTGGAGTGCCGAAAAAATCTGATATTGGGATTTTGTCCAAAAAATGACCCCGCGCGCACGACCCCCAAAGGCAGGTTAAAGTTTATATACCCCCCCATGGTATATGGGTATAACTTTCTCTTATGTCCTTATTCAGTCCTTCAATTGGAATCATTTTCCTTTTTAATCGCTTCCATCAACTGGAAATATTTCTCTCTGTCCTGTTCGTACAGTTTGTGCACTCTATTGTGACAAGCATCACACAAACAAACTAAATTACTTAAGTCATAACGTAAATCCCATCTTTCCTTAATGGGAATAGTATGATGCACCACTTCACAAAAACTTATTTTCTGCTCATGTAAACACAATCTACAAAGTGCTTTATCCCTTACAATTGCAGCATCTCTCACTAATTCCCATTCCCTGCTTTTGTAAAACTTCTGTTCTTCTATGTCCTGCCTGTTTTTCTTATACTCTCTATCTCTCTCTTTTCTATCTTGTTTTTGCTGCTCTTCATATTTTTTTTGGTGTTTAGCGC